GTAATATATTTTGCAGTTCCTTGTTTCAACATTTCATATAACATATCATCTCTACTTCCTTCCTCTGCCCATACATTAAAGAACCTCATACCCACACTGTTAGGTGGAGCCTGTATTTCATTTACCTTCTTTGTTATGGCATAGGGATTTTGCCACCAACTATATGCACCAGCAGAACTTGCATATAATAATCTAGTATTATTTCTTCTACAGTAATCAAAGATAGGTTGAGATTTAAGTACGTTATTTTCCCAAAATTTATCAGGATTTTTTACACTATCTCGGAGTGCAGCATAGGCAGCAAGATGAACAATCAGATCGTACTGTGTAGATCCACTTGCTGATGATGCCCACCTTATAAAATCTCCTATGTCATCTGGTCTATCTAATCCATCGACATCAAAATGTTCACTCAAAAAATTATAGACTTCTTTACCTATGAAACCTTTATGACCTGTGACTAATACTTTCATAATACTTTAAGTGTTAGATGATTATTACAATCGCCAAAAAATTTACCATCAAGATTGTAATTAAATGAGATGCTATATCTATCCTCCTCTGAATGAGATGGAGTTACATAGTGATCTAAGTGAGCAGGGAAGAGAAATATGCCACATTGTTGTGGTTTAAATCTCTTCTCAAAACTATTCAGATCATCATAACCAGTAACAGATGGTTCCCAATAACTATTGATCCAAGTAGCATTTCTTGTAGTAAAGATAATGTCACCACTATTTTCTGGCGTCTGTAAATAAAACACTCCAGAGAATTGAGTGTTATTATGTCTATGTTCTTTTATGTAATTACCTTTTCTTTGTAAATTGCCCCAAGAATTAATTCTTTTTAATCCATGTTTACTAAAATCTATTTGTAAACTTTTAGCAAAGGTATACACCTCTTCATCTATTTTTTTTCTTAGATTTTCTAACTCTGGTTCGGATAATAAATCGGCTTCTAGTTTTGTTGTCTCTCCATTCGGGCCTTCATATATGTCTTTGTCACTAGCCCATTCTAGATCTGACACATAATCTATCATAAACTTGAGTTCAGAAGGTCTAAACTCTAAAACACTCTGATATACTGGCGTGGGAAAAAGAATATGCAGATCAGACATTATGAATTAGAAACATCTCTAGTGTATTGTCTGTCATTAATCCCTGCTGTCTGAACTTGAGGGAGTCCTATATTTCCTTGATACCAACCAGTAGCAATATACTTACTACTCATAGGAGGATTACCTCTATGTAAGTGTGTGAATGATCCTGGCCATATACAAATCGTTCCCTTCTTTGGTTTTATCTTGCGTTTTTGATATAAAAATTCAGTCTCTCCTCCCTCTTCAACATCATTCAGATATACCATCCATGCTAAGGTTCTGTTTTGTACGTTCCAATTTATATTTTCTCCATGAAACATATGATAACCTTGAGTTGGTTCTGTTTTTTGAAGTAAAACTAAAGCACTCACATAACTAAAATTAGTTAGATATGAAAACTCATCTATGTAATAGTATAAACATCCATTAACATAGTCCATCAGTCCTTTTGCTTCTCCAGGCGAGAAGGCGTCTAAACAAATTTGTTTATCTTTAACATGAGTGTAACTTCTCGGAGCAAGTTCTGTTGCTTGGTCAACATACTGACATAAAAAATCACAAAAGTTAGGATCTACTGCGCCAGGAAAGACTCCAATAAAATCTGTGATATCAAACTCAGGTTTTTCCATTTTTTACCAATAATTTAGGGGACATCGAGAAGCGGTAAACTTAACTTTATTAACTAAAAAACAACCACACTCTCTACATAAGTGACGGTTTTCATCAAATCTATTACACTCTCTACATATATCTATTCTCGCTTTTTTCACTTCTTTTGGCACCAATAGAGTGCCCTTACTTACGAAACCTTTTATAACATCATACGCTGTCTTGGAGAAAATTTTTGCTTTTTCTATATTAGATGGTTCGTCATTCGTCCTTGACATAACACGGAACTCCAGCAGGGTCTAACCATTTGGTATATTCAAAATCTGCAACAGCTGTTTTCATCTGCATCCAGTTATCACAAAGATACATGTCCTTATATCCATTATGGTTATCCCATTTTTGGATACGGTAGTCTGGATGTCCATTCTCTAAGAGATCAGGCATTTTTACATACCTATATGGATCACGCTGATACAAAACTTCAATCATAATAAAAATGCATATACCTTATTATACATATTTTTTTGTAGTAAGTCAAGCACCATCATCATGATTCCATAGATGAGTGATGTCTTCTGCTTGTCCAGAATCAATAACTGGTTTAAGAATATTTTTATCTGGAACCAATGCTATTTGTCCATCAGGAGTGTCTAACAAAAATGTCTCACCATCTAGTGCTCGATCAACTATCTCACTAAAATTTTCTTCCAAATATTTTAAACTTATAAGTTTCATTGTGGTCTTGACAAATCATCAGAATTATTATTTACCTTGTTAATACGTTCTTGTTGATTTCTGTTTTTCAAATGTGCTAAAACTAAGTCTGGTGTTGTCAACTCATAAGGATCATTATCTAAGTTGTCTCTAGTTCCTTGACTACCGCCAGGAGTTTCCTCTTCGATGTATGTCATCTGACAATTATCTTCAAGTAATAAAGTATAACGCCATGATCTTTTTCCTAGACCCTTGTTATACATCTCAATAACGTTTAAACCACCTGACATGCCTCCTTGCTTATCAATTCTAAGAGACAATGCACCATTACCATCTGGAAGATACTTACATTTTTTAATCTTCATTGATTTCCACCAAGCATCCATCACATATGCATCATTCATAGAACAGAAATATATTTCATCTACTTCGGTATCTTTTATGAATGAGTCGTACATAGCTTCATACTCTTTTACCATTTGAGTATCTGTTGGACAGTAAGCTCCATTTATTCCTATTAGTAATATATCCTTTCCTTGAAATAAACTAACAGTAGATTTCTTAACAAGCTTCTTTCTACTCAAAAAGAAAAGTTCAGCATTAGGTAAAAAGTTCATTTCTTCAATTAAATTATTTGTATATTATATATGTGAGACACTCAAGAGTCAAAATAATCTTTCCTGTAGTATCTTCCAAGAACATTGCTATTATAGTAGGCTGGTTCTCCGTTGTCAAGCGACTCAGTAAGCACGTTATTTAAAAATAACTGTCTTGTTTCTTCGTAGTTTACTTTACCGAGGGTTCTGTGTAAGGATAAGATCTCTCTTGTAAAGGATTCTTTTCCATGAAGTTTGATATCATCTTTAAGCTCTGGTGAGCTGCCATAATACTTCTTCCAATCGCTCTCGCTTGTGACTCGACGCTTCCCTCCTCTAGGTTTCCGTTTCTGTACAAAGTACTTTCTGCCAATGTACTTCTTGCCTGTTGTCTTATTAGTAATGAGGTAGACGTAACCGAAGAAATCGCCAATGTCGTCAGAAGTAAAAGGTTTACCCTCATATAGCCAGGGGTTTTCGTAAACTCCTTCTTCAACCATTCCATTATTTTCATGTTGTTATACTATATATTCTTTAATTTTCGCCATGTATCTTTCCAATCTTTAACCTCTTCTACTGATCCCAACTTGTTCTGTAAAATCTTATCTGCTAGTGGTTTATCATTACCATTTTCATCTAACCTATCACCAAAAAATACCACACTACCGTCCATGAAATCTTTTGCAATCTGCCCTTTATCACTTCCTTTATCTGATATGTCTACACCTGTGACACCACCCACAAAGGCATGTAATTCTGGAAACTTCTTATTGAATCTTTCAGCTATACCTTTTCTCTCATGTTTTATCTCATCCCAATCACTATACACCAATCTCTCTACTTTATTTGCACCTCTACCCACGATACTAAAGTTGACGCAGCCTGGCCTCTCTTCTATATGCTGACCAGTTCTTACTGGAAACTTACTTTCTAATAATTCTTCTAGTAAATGTTCCTTTGCTTCTAGAGGAAGTGTCCAAGGATTTGTATATACTTTGATATCACCCTCATACACATCATTACCAGCACAATTATACACCCTCTTACAATTACAGTAGAGAAGGTGTGTAATTTGTTCTATAGTTTTCTCTCTATTACTTCCTGTGACGAGATATACTTCATTTGCTAAGGCAAAACTATTGAAGAATATCAGAAAGTCTGCGTCAATTCTCTCTCTACTAGGAGTGAGAGTCCCATCAACATCAAAAATATATTTCATAATGTGATTATACTATCAATTACTTATTCTGTCAACCCTACTCTCCGCCACCATTTCCACCGTTGCCGTTACCACCATTGCCGTTCCCATTGCCACCATTACCGTTCCCATTACCATTAGAACCACCTTTTTTACCATTAGATTCATCATTTTCATTTTCTGGTTTTAACATTCCGCCATAACCTATCCTCATTCCTTTGGGGATTGGTTTACACTTCTTGCTATTATAACAATAATATTCTCCTTTGGCACATGTTTTATTCATGTGACCTTCATTTATTAAACGAAGAATAGTTAAGTCTACATCATCTCCAGCCTTTACATAAGATAATCTTCTAGCTTTAGATGCTGCATCAGCTGGGCCTCCAAGTGGTTGTTTTAGTATTGAACCCTTCCTCTTTAAAGATTTTATCATACCAGAAACTTTCTTCGTACCTTTTTTACCTTCCTTGGCATGTGGACTCTTTTGTCTAGCTCCACTCCCTAGACTTTGAGGGCCTCTCTCTATAATCATTTGACCACTCTCATACTCAAAAGAACAGTTCCACTTACGAAGTGCCTTGTTGATTCTTGAATCTGGATCTCTTGCAGTCTTAGCTGAGGTAAGTTTCTTTTTCATACCTCTCATTCTTCTACAGAATGATAGTCTTCTCTTCGCTGACTTAGATCCTTTCTTTAACTTAGATGGTTTAGTTGTAACCGCAGTCTTAAGTTTTGAGCCTGGATTTGCACGGCGATATGATGCGACACCTTTTGCATTGAGTCCACC